ACAGGACGGATGAGGGAGATCCAACGGTGGTGAGAACATGAGCGAGGCATTTAACTTTAAAGTCGACGTCAACCAGGAATCCCTCCGCAAGATCGCTGAGAATCTTGGTCAGTTCAAGCATCACCTGTCACGCCATCTCGCAACTGCTGTCAACCGCACTGCAAAGACCGTTGGCGTCGAGGCCGCACAACAGCTTGGCAAGGTCGTCAACTTCAAGCTCCACAGCACCAACAAGCACACATCGAAAACCTACACCAAGGCGAAGGTGCTCAAGAAGGCGGTCATCAAAAAGAACAACGCATCGCCTGACAGTCCACAAGTCACGATCAAGCTCTGGAAGGGGCATCCGTTTCCAGCTCGATGGCATGAGGCGATGGAGTACGGAAAGACTCGCAAGGGGAAACGAGTCCGATCCGGAGTCCGCTACAAGACGAACATGGGCGGCGGCTGGACTAGCGTCCTCGATGGATTCACCGTCCGATCGTGGGGCGGCAACGTTTACAAACGGGAAGAGGGCGGACGCAAGCTCCGAAAGATATTTGGCAAGAGTCCAGGCGACTACTTCACGCAAACCAGCATTGCCAGTGATGCCGCTCGAATTGCCGCTGAGCGACTACCCATCGAAATCAAACGCAGGCTTCGTGAGGTCACACTGGCCGCCGAGGGCAAAATCAAACTACGCACGTCACCTGAACTAGGAACCAATTAAATGACGCTACTCAAACGCAAACGAGTCCTTGCCGCAAAGATCGAATCCACTCCAGGAACCGCCGAAGCTTTGACTACTGCGGAGGCAGCGTTTAATGCTTACGACGTGATGATCCAGACCGAAACGGAAATGGAACAGCGTGAGGGCCAGGGTTCCTTTGGCATGCGTCCCAGCGTCGCTGGCGGCTACAAAGGAAAGGTAACTTTCAAGCATGATGCACATTGGGACGGGACCGCGACGGAGCCAGCCTGGGCCGATACGTTCCTGCCTGCGTGCGGCTGGGTTAAATCAGGCCAGGTTTACACACCTCGCACCGAGGCACCAGGCACCAACGTCAAAACACTGACCATCGGCGTCTACATCGACGGCATGCGAAAGCTGCTTCGAGGTTGCATGGGCACCTTCAAGTGGAACTGCCCAACTGGAAAAACGGCGTTCCTTGAGTTCGAGTTTACCGGCGTATGGGAAACACCTACCGACACCGCAATCATCGCTCCAACGTATCCGACGGTTGCACCACTCCGCTTTGCATCGTCGACGACCACATGGAACAGCGTTGACTTGCACCTGGAAAGCCTGGTTCTCGACAGCGGAAACACGATCCTACTTCGCGAGTCTGCTGGCACCGCGGCTGGATTCCTGGCCGCGATCGTCACCAATCGGATGTGCACCATCACTGGCAATCCAGAATCAAAACTCGTCGCAACTCAGGATCGCTACGGAAAACTGCTCGACTACAGCGAGCACGCACTCACTTTCGATCTCGATGGGCCGACCAACAGCAAAATCACCATCGCAGCTCCGAAGGCTCAGATCACCTCCATCTCGGAGGCCGACCGCGAACGACTCGTGATCGATGACATTACTTGGCAATGCAATGCCAACGGCTCGACAGCGGACCAAGAGGTATCGATCACCTTCACCGCTGCTACCTAGTTTTTTTGAGGAGGGGTTATGCCGATTTTCTTGGAACCTGATCAGTCGTTTGAAATCGTACTCGATAGCGATGCTGACAAACCCGTGGCCTCGCGTCCGGTGTTTGTGGCTCGCTCGCAATCGATGCGAGGTCAGCGAAAGATCATGGAAGCGATCGACATGCTGCACGCCGACGGCGTCACTGTCGCTCAAGTTTTCGATGCAGCGGTCGAGCAGTTGAAGCGAGTCCTAACCGACTGGCGAAACATGGGCCGCGAGTACACCGCTGACGCGATCGAGGATGTGCTTAGCTACAACGAATCGATCGAACTGTTGCGCAAGGTTGCCTACAACCAGCGAATGAGTGGCGACGAAAAAAAATGATGCGAGTCGCTGCTTTGATCCGTCAGGGAAAACTCTGCCGGCATTGCAGCGACAAGGAGTGCGTTGACATGGGAACCGAACAAGAACCAATTGAGATCGAGTGCCCGCATTGCAACGGGTCCGGGTGCTCCCAATGTGCTCAGGGGTCGGTACGCATTCAGGGTTGCCCAAATCGATTCTGCCGTCCTATTGTCGACGTCATTGGACTGTGCGATCTCTACCAAAAGGGATTGCCACCTGTCTCTGGCGGAGCACTCGACCAGGCCGTCTGGTTCGTCGACGCACAGCGTTTCTTGGAACTCGATGAACTCATGATCAAGGCGGAGGCTCACCGTGGCTAGCGAATCCGTTCAGATCCTGATCGAGGCCGAGGACAAAGCGTCTGCAAAGGTTGCTGCTGCTGCTCAGGCAATCGATCAAAACATTAAGTCGGTGAAGGACACCGGAGCCAAGGCGAAAGCCTCCACTGAGTTTATTGGCGTCCTTGCCAACCAACTCGGCGGTACGGAACTGGCATCCTACGCAGGTCAGTTGGCGGGAGTCACTGAAAAGGTAGGACAATTTGCCGAGATGCAAAAGGCTGGAGGTGCCGGTGCTCTAGCGTTCAAGGCTGGTCTGGTGGGACTCGTTGCTACTCTCGCGTTCAATGTCGGCCAGTCGATCGGCAACGCAATCTTCAAGACCGAAAAATGGAACAGGCTGCTGGAGGAATCGAGGGCTCGCATCCAGGAATTGAGAGACGCTGCCAACACTGTTCGAGGCATGCGATTTGCCGAAGACCTCGAAGACGTCCAACTCATCAAGAATCCTGAAGAGCAAGCCGCAGAAGCTCGCAAGCTTTACGACTCGATCGACAAGAATCTTCAAACGGTCGAGGCTCGTTACGGCAGAGGCGTAACTGCACTCGACAAGATGAGGAATGCCACCGATGCCCTCGGTCGAGTTACTGGCGAGCGTGGCAGGAACCTCGCAGCAAAGCAGGACGAACTTGCCGCAGATGTGCAACTCATCGACCAGATGCGTGCACAGAAAAACGAAATCGGAAAAATCTACGGCATTCGTGCTCTTGAGGTCAAAGCCATCAAGGACAAGCAACAGGCCGAGGACGAAGCCGAAGCGAAACGAAAGCAGATTTCCGCCAACTCTCTCTCTCAGATGCAGGCACTTCGTCAACAGTACAACGAACTGACGATGAGTGCAGAAGATGCAAAGATGGCTCAGATGCTTGCCGAGGGCAAATCGGAGCAAGACGCAAAGATCATTACCAACCTGCAAAAGATGGTTGACCTCGAAAAGGAAAAAGCAGACGCCAAAAAGAAGGCCGACGACGAAGAAAAAGCACGCATCCAAAAGATTGACGACCTACGCAAGAGCGAACTGGAACGACTCCAGGAACAAAAGATCGCCATCGAACAAGGCGAACAAGCCGCCCACGCATTCCGACTTCAGCAGCAGGGACTCGACCAGGGAACCGCCGAAGCGATCGCCGCAGCTCAGGCCGCAATGGACGCATCGAAAGAAAAGAAGGACGCGAAGGCAATCGAGCAGACCAGCAACGCGGCTTTTGAATCGCGATTGCTTAGTCGCGGTCCACGCGAGGACGATCAAAAGAAGATCGTTGAGAATACCAAGCTGACCGTTGAGCAACTTGGAAAGGTTGAGGAAGCGATCAAGAAACTGGAACCATTGAAAACGCCAAATTCTGACAGAGTAAAATTTGAGGTGATCAAGTAATGCCAGCCCTTGAAGTCACCGAAATGTGGTCAAAGCCCGCTCATGACGTGCGACTGGAAGACAACTTCCGAAAGCTCACGGTCAAGCTTCAGCGTGCCTACCAGATCACCAGCACGCCCAACGCTGTCGAATGGGACATTTACCAAGCGACCGGAATCCCCGCTGCCGGATCATCGTTCAGCGAAGACTTTCCATTTGTCTACGCCGATGGTGCATCCCTAGAGCGAATTTCTCCCGTCCTATGGATGATGACGATCGACTACAACGGCGAGATCGCACCTGGCATCGATCCAGAAGAGCCCAACAATCCAATCATGGCTCCACCTCGCATCGACTGGGACGACGTCGAAAGCGAAGAGGAGATCGATGAGGACTTCGACGGCAAGCCAATCCAGACCGTCAACCGTGAACCGATCGAGGGAGTGAAGGCACTGATCCCAGACCAGACGGTAAGCATCAAGCGGAACATGATTAGCTTCTCGCCGTATGTCCAGGCACGTTACCGGCGAGCGGTAAACTCGGACAACTTTTTGGGCTGGCCTCCCGGAACCGCAAAATTGATGAAATTCAGTGCGTCCAATGTCTTCGGCGAGATTGGCGGTTACTGGGAAATCACTGCACAAATTCGATTCCGTTACCCGTACCGAACAACCGCTGAAAAGGCTTGGTACGCTCGCGTCCGTCATGAAGGCTTCTACGAAAAGATTGATCTGTCCGGGCCAGGTGCCGGAACTCGCATTGTTCGAGCTGTCGACGGCAACAAAGAACCGATGACTCGCAAGGTACTTCTAGCCTCGGATGGTTATCGACTTCCCGTACCCGCTGAGGGCGAAGAACAGATTGCAAACTGGCTTGAGTTCAAGCTCTACGATTCACTCCCTTTCAACGCATTAGGACTACTTTAACATGGCAACAATCGCAAACGTCACCATCCTTCTCCCCGATTCCTCGATCAACGACGTTGACATCGCAGCGAACGCGAACATCGACCCAACGAAAATGGCTCAACGAGTTCTCGCCGAGTACGTTGTTCCAGTCTCTGCGTTCCGAGTCTGGGACGCGGTCGCATCCAATCCCGTTTCCGCAGCGGCCAGCGACGATCTCGGCTTGGTAACTGGCACCTGGGGCACCAACCCTGTCCGGATCACCGCTGGCGATCTAAAGGCCGTTGGAGCGACCACGCGACGTATTTACTTCTCGATCCCCGTGCCTCCCAACTTCGAAAACGGGCAGACGATCCAAATCCGAGCCAATGCAAAGATGGAGACAACCGTTGCCGATACCACATGCACCATCGATTTCGAGGCGTATGCTGGCTCGTCCGGATCGCCTGGTTCCGATCTGGTTACAACGTCGGCGACCAGCATGAACTCACTGACGGCAGCGAACTACGACTTCACCGTCACTGGCTCCAGTCTGGCTGGCAAGCTACTTGAATGCCGCATGTCCATCGCCTGCAACGACGCAGCGACTGGAACCGCGGTCACTCCAGCGGTTTACAAAGTATCTCTCCTATGCGACACCCGAGGCTAATCGATGCCAGACGTTGAGATCGGAGCCTTTACTCCCGAGCGTGCTCGCCGAATCTGGCAGGCCACGCTTGCTTTTGAGCGAGGAATCGATGTCGCAAGTACCGACATGCGACCGGCGATCGCTCCACCGATCTACTTCATCAATCTGTCGAGCCATACAGTTCCTCCCTACGGCTGCATCCAAATCAACGGCGTCCAGGAGATCGGAAGCCAGAACTACTTGCAGATTGCCAGACCCTTTGATTACACCAATTCCGTGATGGCACCGTTCCTCTTAAATGGTCCTTACGAGGTCGAGGCAGGTGATCTAGGCGTGGCTCAATCTGGTCCGATCTTTCGAGCACTTACCGACGGAACATCCTACGCATGCGGAACCAGGCTTGGACCAGCGGTGGACTCCTTTGAGCTTACCAAGGGGAGTTCCTTTACCGCGATTGACTACGATGACATCGGAACTGACATCCTCAAGGTGATTGCATGCGAGACGCCACTACTGGCGACCGCAGGATCGCTCGGCATCGCCGGCAATAGCAGTGGCACCGTTACGGCCAGGCTCCCCAGCTCCGGCAATTGGAGTCCAGGAACCATCACCTACACCGCATGGGCACCGACATCGACACCGATCACTGCGAATGCGATCGTGTTGATATTCCCAGTCGATGCCAAGTGGGTTGCTGTGGAGATCTGCTAATGGGATGCTTCGGTTCGTGCAACTGTTCGCCGTGCTGCATGGATGCCGCAGAACTTGCCGAGATCGCTACCAGCGTCACTATCGTCAAAGAATCGGAAACAGACACCGTTTCTTTTGTTTCGAATGGGTGCTGCCACACCGCAACAGCGACCGACGACACCATCTACTACACATGCGACACGCTTCTAGTCGTCGATCGAACCATCAACGAAACGATCCAAGTTTCGTCGAAGATGATTAAGTCGCAAAAGTACGTGCTCGATCCGCCTGGAACCTACCAGCAAAACGACGTCTTTTGCACCTTCTTTTACGATGAGCCAAACGCAAGTGCTGCCGACTTTTGCGACGACGTTTACAACTGCGGCACCGTTGAACGTGCTGTTGAGCTAAAGACGCAGCGATGGATTGCAGTTCGCTGGGCCTATGGCGAGACGAAAGTATCGATCTACAAAGGCAACATGACTTGCGAGTATGGCGGGACCATCGAGTGCAAGTACGTTGTCGAAT